CGTAACCGCCGCTATTTTCCTGATTGGAGGCCTTATCTATGAGCGAAGAAATCCTTAATTACAAAATTGAGCAACTCGTAGATCGAGTAGAGAAATTGGAGGAGCACGAATCAAGGTGCTCACAGCCGGAAGAAGGAACTCTGGCTTTGATGAAGACGAGCTTGAAGGAGGACATAGGCAAGGTGGAGTCGAAGCTGAATTGGCTCATCACCTTGATTCTGACTACTGTGTTGGGCGCCCTAGTGACGATTTTTTTATCGAAGATGGGGTTTAATTGATGATTGAGAAAATAAGAAAATGCAGAACGTGTGGTTGTATGTCAACAGAAGTAGATTTCGTTAAGAACCAGAATTGGTGCAAGCCGTGCCAGAGTGATTACAACAGGACCTACTCAAAAGGGTGGAGAGCAGATAATCAAGAGAAGATCAAAGAGGATAGGAGCGAGTACTACGCAGAAAACGGTGACGAGATTAGACGTAAATCTAAAGAGTACCATGCAGCCCACCCAGAGCAGAAGAAGCAAGCGGATAAGAAGTGGAGGGATGCTAATGCAGAAAGAAAAAAAGAGAATGATAAAAACTGGCGGATAGAGAATGGAGTACGTAAGTATAAGCACGAAAAGAAGCGCAGGCAGAGGAAGGCTGAGATCCCAGGTGTCTGCACCGACAAAGACGTTGATGCTTTGTATGCTAAGCAGGGAGGACGCTGTACCTATTGTCAGGAAAAACTTGGCGATTTTCATGTGGACCACATCATCCCTGTTGTAGTTGAGGGATGTACCCATTGGCCCTCCAATCGCCAGTTGCTCTGCCCTTTTTGTAACGTGAGTAAGGGCAAGAAGAGCCACGAGGAATATTTGGAGTACCGCAGGATTGTAGGCCTCCCGGTGTTTGACAATCAGGAGGCTGCGTAATGGATGCCAGAACAAAAGGTAGAAAGCTCACCAGAAAGAAGCCTGAAGTAGTCGAATACATGAAGTTTAAGGGACGCCTCAGCGTCCCTGCATTTGTCGAGATATTGGCAAATTCGGGCATAGAGTTGTTCCCGCATGAGGGCCAGTGGCAAGTTATAGACGCCTACGAAGAGCGGGTCCCTCCTTCGGAGGCGGTCCTTCAGATGGCAGCAGAAAATGGCATAACTCTGGATTTTGAGTACGCCTATAGAACCCTTGTGGTTGCGGCGGGCCGGAGATGGGGCAAGAGCGTGGTTGCCAGTCTCTTCGGGGCGCAGGAGATGTTGGTGCCTAATGCCCGCGTCTTGATTGTTTCCTACGCCCTTTCCAACTGCGAGGTCATTTATGACTACGTGCGTAAGCTCTTGGTGGCGCTGTTGGGCCAGGACGAGATTGTAGCTGATAGACAGCAGGCGATGGAGTTGATCCTGAAGAATGGGTCGGAACTTAGGGTCGCATCAAACGACAACGTCCAGACCCGACTTGGTAAGGCCGTAAGTTTGTTGATCATTGATGAAGCTGTCCTCTTTTCAGAGAAAATGCACTCCCAGGTCCTCAAGCCCATGTTGTTTGATTACGCGCCGTTCAGTAGGTCGGTGCTGATTTCATCTCCGAGGGCAGGTTGGTTTGAATCTGCCTACCTCAAGGGCGCTAACCCGGACTTCCCCAAACACTGGTCGATCAATCTCCCTACACATACCAACCCAACAATTCCAAAGGAAGAACTCGCGCAGATGGAAAAGGAGCTTCCCAGGGACCTTTACGAACAAGAGGTCCTTGGTCTCTTCACCTCCAATGCCGGGTTGGTTTGCCGCGAGTTCACCAAAGAGAGGAACACGTATAAACCAGAGGAGTACCCATTCCTCTACGAGTGGCTCCATTCCGGGAACGTCATCATCAACATGATCGACTCAGGATACTCGCACTATTTTGCGTCGGTCTGGGTCATGTACGTAGAGGAACTGGACACCTACTTCGCCTTCGCTGAGTATGCCAAGAATAAGACCTTGACTTCCGAGCACGCACGCTACATCAACGAGTTCGAGGCCGAGAATGATCTCCAGGTTGACATCCGGTTTGCCGACCCAGCCGCCAGTCAACAGTTGGCGGACTTCACGGAGTATGACCTCTACTTCAACAAGGCTGCGAAAGTATTAAGGGAAACCATCAATAATCTCAACACGCTTTTCTTCCAGACCAGCGAGATCACAGGGAAACCAAGGCTCTTAGTAAGCACTGAGTGCCCCGAACTAATCCGGCAGCTTTCCTCGGTCATCTGGAAGACTGGCAAAGAAGATGAGCAGACCAAAGAGCAGTCGGCTCAGGGAATCAAGCCTTTCATCCCGGACAAGGAAGGTCCTGTTGGAGGTGGCAACAAAACTGACTGGGACCTCTTCGACGCCTTTCGTTATGGCCTCTTTTCATTCATCAAAAATACTAGGGTTGATGCAACGATCATTACAACCGAGACCGGGACTCAACGGGACGCCTCTGAAGATGAATTCGACGAGATGCTGTACTCCCAGGGCTGGTTCCGGATGAGTGACGCCGTTTAAACCCAAAAGGACACCAAATGGGATGGTTCTTCAAAGAGAAAGCTGCATCGCAGCCTAGCCTAGCTGTATATTCAACCCCTCCTCGCCCGCCGATTGATTATTCAGGCAAGGAAAACCCCGCAGATAAAATCACGTACACCGGCATCGGCCAAACGAAGTACGCTTCAGGACTTCCGCCTTCCATCTTCGACAACCCGATTACGGCAGTCAGGTCGTACCCTGTTGTCTACTCCGTCATCTCTGCGATCTCCGATGCTATCGCCGGGTTGAACGTCAAGGTCTACCAGCTTAAAGGGGGTCAACGAACCGAGGCGATGGACCACCCCTTCTACAAGGTATTCTCGAACCCCAATCCCTATCAAGGATCGTTCGAGTTCCTCGAAGAACTTGAGCAGGGCTTGGATACTTGCGGGAACGTCTACATCCTGAAGGAGCCTGGGCCAAACGGGGTCGAGCTTTACATCCTCAATCCGAAGTATGTCGCGATCCTCCCCGACCCTACCATCAAGGTCAAAGGCTACCGCTACTACATCAACGGGCAGTCGATGGATTTCCCGCCTGAGTCTGTAATCCACATCAAGTACAACGACGTGGACGATCCGTACTACGGGATGCCTCCTCTGGCGACCGCAGTAGACGTGATCACTTTTGAGAAAAACCGCATCGCGTTTGCCAATCAGTACTTTATCAATGGCGCGATTCCAGTCGGGGTCCTTGAGACCGAGCAGGTTCTCGGTGAGACTCTCCTGAAGAAGCTCAGGAAAGAATGGAGCGGGATTCACCAAGGAGTATCGAATGCGCATAAGGTAGGGATTCTTCAGGGCGGGTTGAAGTACAAGCCGATCACCTCCCCCATCAAGGATTTAGATTTCCCTGGGCTCAAGAAGATGTCCCGAGAAGATATTCTGGCAATCTTTAAAGTGCCTGAGTCCATTCTAGGTAGCCAGGAAGGTACCGGCGCCAAAGAAGGCAAGGACGCTGTGGTCGCCTTCTGGCGCCAGTGCATTATACCTAGATTGAGAAGGATCGAAAGCGGCCTGAATCGCGGGCTCCAGATTGAGATGTTCGGACAGGGCACGTTCGTCTTTGAATTTAATTTGAAAGATGTCGTAGCTTTGCAGGATGACAGGGAATCATTAAGCAAATACCTTCAGACTCTGGTTGGTAGCTCCATCATGACCGCCAACGAAGCTCGTGCAGTCATCGGACTCCCGTTAAGCAAAGACCCCACCGCAGATGTCCTCATGGTCAACAACAGCCAATTCGGGAACGCCCTGATGCCGGTTGGAGACGTAGGAAATCAAGGCGCAGGCTCCAACGACAAGAAGCCTGGAGCAAAACCTGGAGGGACGAAACCGGTGAACGGAGAGAAGCCAAAGGCTAAACCTACGGCTTAAAGTATTCACGTGTGAATAAAAATTTAACATTGTTGAGAATTATCGTATGAAATCGACCCAATACCCATAATGAAGCATAAGGAGAATTATGGAAAATAAAACGTTCAACCTCTTGACCAAATTTGAGGTCAAAGCATCGACATCCCCTCCTCACGATCCCAATTCCGTAGACACTGGAGATTCCGAAGTAATCAAAATTGCTGGCTACGCAAACTTTGCAGGGGCTGTAGAAGAAGGTGCCCCGATGGTAGACCTCTCCGGCGACGTGATCGTCCCCTCAGGGATAGACGTGTCTGTCTGGAAGAAAAACCCTCAGATCCTCTGGCAGCACGATAGGCACTGCACTATTGGTCGAGGTATCTCCGTAGTCAAGAAGAAGGACGGTCTTTACATCGAAGCCGAAATCCATAAGGGCGCGATGGAGGACGAAGACTTCTACCGGATCAAGTCTGGGTTGATCTCCTACTTCTCTGTTGGCTTTCGCACGATGGCGGGTGAATTCAAGAAGGTTGGGGATCGCCAGGTTTACTTCATCACTAAGTGCCTCCTTTTGGAGGTATCCGCCGTTGGAATCCCCTGTTGCTCCGACGCATCCTTCCAAATCATCAAATCCCTCCCCGACGATGGAGGTTTTTACGCAGGTGAACTAACAGGAAAAATTTGTCCCACCATTGAAAATGAAATTCAAGAACAAAAAGGAGTAGCAATGAAATTCGTTTCTACACTCAGAGACACCCTGCCCGAGGCAGAGGTCAAACGCCTGGAGGCCCTCGGGATGGGCGCAAAGCTTGAGGAGGAAATCGAGGTCGATGCCAAAGCATACATCGGTGAGATTGTCTCCAGAGCAACCGCCGAATTCACCGATGCAATGAAGGCCCTTCAGGAAGAAATAGCCAAGCTTCAGGACCAACTCAAAGAGGTTCCTGTGGAGGAACCTGCGGAAGCTACTGAAGAGGAAAAAGAAGTTCCCGCTGAAGAGACCGAGGAAAAAGAGGCGCCTGCTGAAGATGAACTCAGCGAGGAAGAAGTGACCACCATCAAGGGACTGCTTGAGCAGCTCGCAGAAATCAAAAAGGCGCTCGACTAAGAGCACAAAACCACACAGGAGATTCAAACACATGAGTAAAGAAATTCTTGAGCAGCTCCAGGGCGAAGTCGCCAACATCACCAAATCTCTGGCTGATAAAGTCAACGCAGGCCAGGCCGCAGAAGTCAAAGAGCTTAGCGATAAGCTGACCGCTCTCCAGGCTCAGGTGTCCGAGAAGCGTCACCAGTTCGCTGTTGACCAGCACGTAGTCAAGGAGAAGGACGTAGCGGTAGAGCGCAAGATGGATGAGCTTCTGATCGCGTCCACCCTTATGCGTACCAAGTCGGGCCACCTCACCGATGCCTACGGTAGGCTTGTCGCCACCCCGGAGTATCGTGATGCGCTTAAAGCTGCTGGCTTCACCGCAGATCCCATGACCACCGGGGCTGCTACCAACGGCGCTGAGTTTATTCCCACCGCCTTCTCCAGCACCCTGCAGGAAGAGATCTTCCTGAAGCTGGAAATTGCCGACTTGTTCGGGCGCATGAATATGCCTTCTCCGAACTACGTGCTGCCGTTCTCGCCGGGCCGTACCATCGCCCAGGGTGTTGCGGAGTCTGGTGAGCCCACCAAGGTCAAAGCGAAAACCGCAAAGATCACCTTCGACGCACAGAAGATCATGAGCAACATTGAGTTCACCGACGAGTTCGAGCAGGACTCCATCGTCGCCGTGCTTCCGTTCATCCGCAAGCAGCTCATCGACGGCTTCGCGCTCGCGCAGGAAACCATGTCCCTGAACGGCGATATCAACGGCGATCTGCTTGCCAACGGTGCTTACGGCGCCACTGACTGCCGTAAGCTGGTCGCAGGTATCCGTGCCGACGCCACCAACGCAGCCGCAGGTAACGCCGCTGTTTCGTTCGCCTCTGGCGGGTTCACAGCGGATAACCTGCGTTCCCTCCGTACCGCGATGGGCAAGTATGGCAAAACCCCGTCTGACCTCGCAATCATAGTGAGCATGGCTGACTACAACAAGATGCTGGCGACCGCCTGGAACAGCGGGGCATTCCAGATGCTCTACTCCTACGGCGCGGGTGCTACCCTCCTGAAAGGTGAAATGGGCCGCTTCGACAACATCCCGATCATTGTCTCCGAACTGGTCCCGCTGGCTAACGCAGCTTCCACCGCTGACCTGTCGGATGCACTCGGGGGCCTGAACGCTTCCGGTCAGCACGACTACACCACCGCAGGCAACAACACCAAGACCACCTGCGTGCTGGTCAACAAAAACGCCTACATGTGGGGTGATCGCAAAGAGTTCAGCCTGGAGACCTTCCGCAACCCGTACAACCAGACCCTGAGCCTGATCGGTTCGCAGCGCCTCGACTTCCAGAAAGTCCTGTCCGCTACCTCCCCGACCTGCGCGGTAGGCATCAACTACTAAAATCTATTCAGATGTGAATAGGGCGGGGGCCTTAGCTCCCCCGCCCTTTCTCATAGGGATATAGGAGATTTATGGAACTCGCAGCTAAACAAACCTACAGGGAGCCGTCTTTCGAGATTTGGCCTGGAGGTGACACCATTGGCTTGGACATCTCTGAGGAGCACAAAGCGCAGATGCTGGCTGACTTCCCCGAGAAGCTCGAAGTGATCGAGGACGTTGAGGCTTACACCAAGGAGAAGACCGCAAGGCTCGCTGCAGCGGCTGAAAAGTACATGCAGGAGATCCTGGCTCAGTATGAAGATCCTGCGAGCATCTTCAAATCTGATCCCATGACCAGCAAAGACTCTTTCGAGAAGGAAAAGGATTTCGAGCCCGAGACCAAAGAAGATGCCCTTGAGATTGAGACTCCGGAAGCCAAGCAGCCCAAAGGCAAAAGGAAATAATCCATGAGCTTTACCACGGTAGAAAATGTGAAGACCTTCCTGAACCAGGATGTACTCACCACGGGACAGACCAGCACCATCTCGGCGTTGATTCTGTTCATCGATGGGGTGATCAGCAACTACTGTGGCTGGGCGATGCTGGCTAAGGATTACACAGCGAAGAAGTTCAACGGCAATAGCGACACCGAATTGGACCTGGGCGTTTACCCAATTAACTCGGTTGAAGAAGTTCTGATCTACGAAGATTTGACCTACACCACGTTCGAGGATGTGACTTCCGATGTCACGGCAGCGGAGGACGAAGGAATCCTGCTCTTCAAAGACGGAAGCACCTTATTTACCTCGGGGAGGCGAAATGTCTCGATTACGTTCAATGCGGGGTTCGCTGAAGAAGAGATGCCGGACGACCTCAAGTATGCGGCATCTTACTTGGTCGCCATTGAGTATACCAAGATCGACAAAGAGACTTTGGGCGTATCGGCCCAGAAGTTCAACAACCTCGAAGAAAAGTTCGAAAGCGATGATCTTCCCATGCTGGTTAAAAGGGTTCTGGACCGCTATCGTAAAATTCTGGTGCTTTAAAAAGGAGGATCTTGGATGAGCAAATTTGCAGCAAGGTTATCCGCCAGAATCCTGAGAACTCGGACAGGGACGATTGATGGTGAGCCCCGGATCATAAATCTGGATCGCAACGAGAGCTTCTACGGCTACGTCGAGATCAACACCCAAGCCACCTCCCCTGTCGCCCGAATCAAGACTCACAAAGCCTGGTTCATGCCAGATGCTCCTGTCGGGGATGGGGAACTGATTCAGGACCGAGCAGACGATAAAAAGTACTTGGTCATGTCGCTGAAGAAGGAAGTGGATGGTGGGGTCTGCGCCTACATTGACGGCACGGTTTATTTTGTGAACGTCACCTGCAACATCGAGAGATTTTCTTCCTCAACCAGGAACTCCTTCGGCAGGGCTACAGAAGCTGAAGGCACCATCGTCGCCTACGACATCCCGATCATGACCTCCTCGATGAACATGAACGTCAACGAACAGAAGGACCAGAATCTGGCTCAGGAGAAGATCAAGGTCGTGATCCAGAGCAAGGT